ATGAGCAACGCGCGACACCTCATTACGGCGATGAAATTTCTTATGCAAGTGCAAGACGCCGTTTATCGCGAAGCGGACAAAGCACCCAAAAAGAACGGTATTTTGATTGATAGCACCCCGGAACTGGACAAGCTACATACGTTGCTTAACGGGGTGGACGATTTCATTGTGTCGGAAATCGTCCGGAACAAAGAACGCAGCGACGCAGAGAAAGCAGCGAAAGCAGAGTAAGCCATGAGCGCCGCGTATCCGAATGTCCCGCCACTGCTAGCCGACATGCTCAAAGATCATCCTGAGCTATTGGCGCGGGCCGATGCTATCGAAGCAGCGAAGAAGAAACAACCCACGGCAAGCGAACGGGTAACGCGAGAGATAGCCAGCATGTCACCAGCGCAGCGAGCGGAGATGCGGGCGCGTCTGTTTGGGGATGAGGGAAAGAAAGGCGTTGCGATTGAACACACGCCGCCCGCCGCCCCGAAAGTTGAGATCGATGAGGATTGAGAAATGACCGAACACTACATAGAGCGTCTTAACCGCATGACGCCAGAGCAATTACAGGCAGAGCGGGAAAAGGAGCGGGCATACCATGAACGCGTCCGAAACGGTACAGCGGGCAATTCTGAACCCGGCAAGGTGGAACCCATGCGAGCCGTCATCAAGACAGACCGCACGGGCCGCGAGATCACGACGTATGAGGGCGGCAGTGTTGAGCAATGGCTAGGCATGTTCAAGCCGTCCCATGTAAATCTCCAAGTCAAAATCTGCAACGGCAGCGCTGGAGATTTTGCGATTGGCGGCGGACTTTATAGCCACTTGAGGGGGTGATATGAGCGACGTACTGGACAGACTGAATGAACACGCGGAAAGCATGGGGTGGGAGCGTGTTCCCGCGCATGCGATTGAACGCGATTACGCGGACAACCATTCAGAAGTCTTCAAGTTTGTAGACCGCCGCCCCTATGAACAGGTGCGCATGACGCATGACCGCGCGATGCAAGCCAATAAGGTGTTTGCGGAAGCACCCTACATTGGTGAGACACCCCAGCAATACGACCGTCGTTTGGTTAAGGCGCTGGCGAAGCACTCACCATCGTATGAGAAGTTTTCGACATTCCAGAAAATCCCGGATTCGCTGTACTTCGATGGTAAGGACGAGTACGGCAAGCCAATGCCGGGGATTCGCACAACGGTCATGCGGGAAGCACTGGAAGGACCGGCACGCCGCAATGAACTGGTAGAGATCAAATTGCAGGGGCCACACGGCACCGGCTACAGCGAGTATGAGGGGAGCATGGCTTGGCTCGACACCTACAAGGCGGGCGGATTCGTTAGCCCGGTTTGCGTAAATGGTGTACCGCATACCCTCCCCGTAGCCTGAGAGGTGAAATCATGGGTGATACAGATTTGATGTTCGCACAATTGGCGCTTGGCAATCCTCAATTTCAAGCGTTTTTACGCGATACGTATTTGCTGATGTGGACCATGAGCAACGCCTATCACGTACTTAGCGCCACGCTGAATGCTTCGAACGTCATCACCAGCGCTACCGTGCAATGGCCTAACGGGATTCAGGGCGTCTATACCTTGTTGCAAGAGAACGGGATTTATCCGGTAGCGGATTCGTTCTCTATCACCTACGTAACACCAACCGGCCTCACCCGCACGGTTACGCAACCCGCAGGTATCACACGCAATGCGGCGGGGGCCATAACCAGCGCCCCGCCTTTGACAGTGACATAGGGAGTACATCATGAATGCCGAACGCGAAAACCACGGTTGGGGGCGAAAGATCAAGCCCAAGCAACACAACCGGCAACCGCCAGCACCGGAAGCGGTGCGCGTTCGGGATTCAATGAGCGAAGCGCAAAAGTTGGAAGAAATAAAGCGAGCCTTTAGACGAGTGCAATCATGAAAGAAGCCCCACCCGAATTGATGAGTCTCATGAGGCAAGAAACGCTATGTGAGATTCACATTGAAGACGCCGAAAAGGAACTGAAGAAATCGGGTTTGACCGAGCTTCTCAGAGAAAACGCGATGCAAGGCAAGTTTGCCGCAATAGAACGACTCAACGAAGTACGCGGCCAGAAAATTGGTGTGTGGAGGGCGTATGAGCCGGAACGCGATGGTGTTATGCGTATGTATTCGAAGTACATCGCAGAGGGCGGCAGCATCGAACACGTTAAAGCGGGCCTCAAGCTGGCGCAGAAACACCAAAAGCAGATTGATATTGCAACGGGTGAGGATGAGCGCCAGCGGCAGGAAAGGCGCGATGCATGGAACCAGCTATCAACGACAGAGCAACGGGACCGTTTGGACGCTTCCCGCCGCCACCGCGAGCAATTCATGGGTGAGCCTCAACACCACGGCGAGAAACACATGTTTGGCCCCGCGCATCGGAGGAAAGCATGACGCGCGACGAAATGCTAAAGGAGTTCGCCCGCGAGCTAGGCGTTATTCAGGCAGTCATGCAAGGCCCGACAATCGACCTAGAACAGCTATGTCTGTTTTCGGGTGTGCTACACGACAGGGGGCGGCAGCTAGCAGAGATAGCCGCATCACGCCCCGATGATGTAGACGTGCATGCACTTGGTGAAGCCTTTGTCGATACGCTCGTTCAGGCCCATGAGATGTATCAAACGATGGCCGCGAAAGAAGTGAGAGACAACACCATCCATTGATGATGCGGATTTTGAAAACGGTTGCAATCCACAGGGAGCAAGCAATGAACATCGAACAAATGAAGGCGCAAGCCAAAACAGGCACTTTCGACGTACTTGGAAAGGCAGTGCGGGGCGCGCAGCTTCAGTTAGATGGATCGGTCATTGTGTGTTTCTACACGCACCCCGACATGTATCTATGGACCATAACCGGCGCACACAGGGATGAGGGTTTCATTGCTCATATGCTGGAGCAACACGACACCGCACACGCCACCATCGCACGCGAAGCCGATCACGAAAAGATGGCATCCGACCAGATGGAAAGCGGGCAAGCGTAACGCAGCGATGATGCGGATTTTGCTCGCGTGTGCAATTCAGGATAACTAACGGCGGCAGCGATGGCAGACTCACCGATTCTTACTATCCCCGTAGACACTAGCCAGTTTGACGAATTCATGGCGAAGTGGAAGGCGTTGCAAGAGGGCATGAAGCAAGGCACGCCCGACCCATTCGCGGGGGCCGCCGCATCGGCGCGTGAGGCAGCAGAACAAACCGGAAAACTGGCCACAGAGGTAGATCATATTGCGCAGCAGAGCGCTAGCTCCCGCATGACTGGCCAGAGTTCTTTTATCGTTCTCTTTGCCAAAAACATGCACTTTGCGGCGCAAGACTCAGAGAAAGTATCAAAGAACATCGACAAGACGAATAAGGGCTTGCTTGTCACGCTGCGCAACTGGACCAACATCAAGAGCCTACGCAAAGACGCTTTAGCGCTGGGTGGTTTCGCGGCGGCGGGGGTGGGGGCAGTAGCGAATGCATCACGCGAGCTAGGAGCCAAGAATCTCGAAGCACGCGGCCTCAACATCAAACCCGGCACCGCCGATGCATTCGAAGCCGATTACACAGACTTGGGTTTGAAGCGTTCGGACATCTCTACTTTCACGAACGCCAAAGAGGATACAAGGCTTTGGAAACCGCTCATTGCAGCGGGCCTTAGCGTGGATCAAATCAAAGGCTTGGACCCCGATGAACTAGCAATCGCGTTTGCGCGTGCGGCGGGCAACCAGTACAAGGGGTGGGAGAGCCAAGGGCTACCCGCCGCACAGATTGCCAACGCGAGAGGCTTTAATGACCTCCTAGGTAATGAAACACTGAGGGCGGCGGGGAGCTGGAGCGACAAGCAATGGGACGACACGCGAGCCAAGTACGAAAGCGATAAGCAATCGTTTCGTATCGATCAGAAAACCGCAGATCAGGCCACCGCGTTTAACCAGAAGTTGCGTAGTGACCTCACGAAGTTTGGCAATGCATTCAATACGCAGCTTTCCAAGGCCGCACCCGAATTGGGACACCTTGCCGATGCCGCGACCGATGCAGGTATCAACTTGCTTAAGTGGTTTGGTCCCAAGGTGGCAAAGCTGGCAGACGGCAGCGCCGATGTTATCGATGCGGCTAACAACGGCACCACATTTGCACGTCCCGATTTGGGCGGACCGGCATACAAGGACAAAGACGTACTTTCTGGTTTCCGTTGGTATGGCGATGCTATCCGCTCAGTCTTTCCGGGCATCCCCGATGTACAGACACCAACGGGAGTCAATGCCGCTGGCTACACGTCAGCCCCCACGCGGGATGCGACATTCAAGCGTCTTGAAAAAACATGGGGCTTGCGGGCGGGCGTGCTGGATAACTTTGAGCGTCAGGAATCCTCACGCGGCCTCAACATCGGACCCAACACAAACGCGAGCGATGGCCCCGCTGGACCTTTCCAGATGACCAAGGCAACCGGCGCAATGTTCGGGGTTAAGGACCGTCTGAGCGAGTCAGAGAGAGCAGGGGGCGCGGCGCAATATCTCGCGTTTCTCTTGAAGCGATACAAGGGCGACTATGCAAAAACCGCCGCCGCATACGATGGTTTCGGCGGGCTTGATAAAGCCATTGCGAAGTATGGCGATGACTGGCGGCAGCACCTTAGCGAATTCGGCAGCGCCAAGGCAGTGAATGAAACTCGCAAGTACCTGAGAGACTTGGAAGCCAACGGCCTCGACCTCTCACAACGCGATGCCAACTTTGCCAATGCTCGCAACGATGCCAATCTCAAAGCCAATCGCGATTCGCTCGACAAGGGCGAACAGTTTGTCGATATGTCCAAGACGGGCGCACCGGCACTTACGCAGCAACAGACCTCTAGCGCGGTAGAAATGGGCGTTGTATCCGGCATGTCCAAGTTTCTCTCTTTCTTCAAAGAGGGCGGCGGCGCTGGCTTGCGTACACCGGATGCGCCACGCGGCAGACAGCAACAAAGCAATGCACAAGCGCCCGTGCATGTTCAAGTGCAAGTCAATACGCCACCGGGAAGCAGTACCAACGTCACAACGGGGAGCTTGCCGAGATGAGCCGCTATTTTCAGATCAGGATTACTGACCCAAAGACGGGAAAGATTTTTGTCCCGAATTACAACGGAAAGCCGGGGTTTTCGCTTCAGGAATATGACGCGCAGATGTGGACATATAGCAGCCTCTATTCGTATGGACACCCCGCAACGTTGGCATCGAACAATCCTAACGCGTTGCAAGTTGCGTTTGATATTCCCGTCAGTTTCATGGATGCACCGGTCGGCGATGCCTACGTGCGGATTGATGGCGTCTCGCTGCAAGAAATCAGCGGCGGTGCAAATCTTAACGGGATGAATTTCGTCATGTATGGGGGTATGGCCAAAGGTTTGCCATTGGCTAATCCCGCACAGATTGGCCAGTTGGTGACAGGGCAGATAAAACAGTGCTTTGGCAACTGGATAGATACTGAGCAATATCTGATGTTCTACATTCAGGCGGGCGGATCAGCACCCAGCGCCAATCAGGTAACAGGTAGTGTGCCTATTGCCGGTACTGTACCGATTCCGACCACGAATGCCACGCCCCCTATCATCCGCTATCAATGTGCACCGGGGCAGACGATGCAAAGCGCCATCGTTGCATGCTTGCAAACGACGTATCCGCAATACAGCATCGCGGGGAGTATCGACCCCCGGTTAGTGTGGAGCGGTACCGCTGCAACAGGGATATTTCAGACACTCCCGCAGTTCGCCAACTATATCCGCAATGCGAGCCTCAATCTGGTTGGGGGCTATGCGCCTGATTTAACCGCGTATAGCGGGGTCCGCATGACCTTGGAGAGCAACACCATAACCTTGTTCGATGGAACGGCGCAGCAGACCCCTAAGCAAATCTACGTGACTGATCTAGTGGGGCAACCAACCCTAAGCGAACCGCTAACGATACAGGCCACATGTGTATTACGCGGGGACATTCGGGTAGGTAGCTATGTGGCGTTGCCATTGGGGCAACTATTCATCAACGAAAAGGCGAATGTAGGATACGTGCAACCGCCGCCCGTGGCAGCGATAAACACGAAAAGCACAATAGCTTTCCAAGGCTCTTACATGGTTTCGAGTGTGCGACATGTCGGGGATAGTCGCAACACACAAGGCACCGCATGGATTACGTTGCTGGATTTGTTGCAGACGCATGTATATGACCCGAAAGACGATGTTTATGCACAGCAAGTGTTGTCGGGTTCAAATCAAAGCGCATACAAGTTTTTTCTACCGAAGTGAGATTTAGCACTCTTAACAGATTAGTCAAATTGCAATCAATTGCAATCGGCTTGAGATCATGGATAACCATCTTAAAAATCCAGAGTACCGCTCCCTAGTAGACGGGATTCGCGGACAGATCAACGAAGCGCTTATGCAGCTTGGCATGTCGTTACCTTGTCACGTTGAAAAGGTACAGGGCGCGATGATTAGCGTTGGTTTCGACGTTACGACTTTGCTACCGCTCCCCATAGTAACCATCCCTCTGTTCGGGCCTGAGTACATCCGTTACCCGATCAAAGCGGGTGACTTGGGCGTAGTGGTTTCGATTGACACCAGCATTGCGTTTACGTGTGGCACGTCACCACGCCCGCCCAATCTCTCGCCATATTCCGGGGGCGCGAATCTGGAGGGCTTGTTTTTCATGCCGGTAGGTAACAAAAACTGGACCCCGGTTGATCCCGCACAGGTGGATATTTACGCCCCTAATGGGGTGAAGCTACACGACACCGGCAGCGGTGCAATCATTGATTTGCACCCGGATTCGATTGATGTAAGTGTGGGCGATACGGTCTTTCATATCGACGCCAACAGCATCACCGCCACCACGCAGACATTCACCATCAACGCGCCCAGCATTGTGCTTAACGGGAACATGTCTCAGGGCAATGGCAGCACAACATACCCCGCCACATTGCAAGGGCCGCTTACCGTTATTAACGATGTTACGGCGGCGGGCAAGTCGCTGGAGCACCACGAACATTCAGGCGTGCAACCGGGTTCCGGTAATTCAGGCCCGCCCCTCTAACTTCTAATGGAGATCGACATGACAACGATGACCCTTAACGAAAAGATGGACATGATTCAACACATGGCAAAAGCGGCGGATAACGCGCTTAGCGCCCCCACGAGCCACGAGAATGACAGTATGCAGCACACACGCCATGTAATTGCACTTCTGAATCTTCAGCGTCTTGGCGACATGGTGAGAGAGGCAGAGCGCGAACTGGCGGCGGCATTGATTGCAGATGCGCGTGCATCCACCATCGCAATCCGCTTTGATACACCCGCAAAGCTGGCATAACAACAAACGCACATACACCTCACCAACCCCTTAACTGGCATGGAGGCCGATCACATAGATAGAGGTTAGCAATGCCAGTCTCAGTGAATGGCCATGTAGTAGTAGCAGCACAGGCACCGGCAAAGATTCAGACGCCTGTGAATAGCAAAACAACGGACCTCTTTAGGGGTTATCCGGCCAATATTTTTGAACGCATCCTAGATTGCATCATGCGGGGCGAAACGCTTGCGCAAGCATGCCAGCGTAAAGGCATGCCGAACGAAATTGCAGTACGCAAGCGTCTGAATGCAAACCCGGATATGAAGGCCCGCTATGACCACGCGGTAGAGATGCGGTATGAGCGCTTGGTTGAGTCTACGGTTGATATTGCTAAGAACGCGTTACAGGGCATCAAAACGCCCAGCGCCGCCGACAAACTCAGACACGCAGACCTGATTATCCGCACGCAATTTCAGGCGGCGGAAAAGATGGTCCCCACCAAGTTTGGTAAAGGCTCGACGGGTGAGGGCGGTGGCGCAACGGTTGTGTTTGCATCGTTGCAAGCGGAGAGTAGCGCCCCTATCAACATGAGTGTTGGTGTAGCGGTTAAAGGCGGCGAAGATGCCAGCTAAAGACCGCAACATCCACTTAAAGACCATGCACGATGGTCAACGCTTCATTGCAGCGAAGCGGGGGCGGCGCAGTGCCATTCGATGCGGGCGGCGCTGGGGTAAAACCACCATGTTTGAGAAGTGGGCGGCGGACTGGTCATTGCAAGGCAAGAGTGTAGGTTTCTTTGCCCCCACATACCGCCTTTTGTTGCCTATATACCGGGGACTCGAAAGAACCTTAACGCCCGTCATCGATATAGCGACTAAGGATGAAATGTCCATCCTGCTAAAGACGGGCGGAAAGATTGATTTCTGGACTCTCACCGATGAGAACGCGGGGCGCTCGAAAGCCTATCATGAGGTATTGATCGATGAGGCTTCGCTAGTACCTGGCCTACAGGACATCTTTGAGCAATCCATCGAACCTACGTTACTGGACCACTACGGTAACGCCACGATGGCGGGCACCCCCAAGGGCGTGGATGAGGATTCATTTTTTTATCAGGCATGTGTAAATCTCCCGCAGAAGTGGCGAGAATTCCACGCCCCCACTAGCTCTAACCCTACGCTCAATGCGGCGGCGGTGGCGAAGCTGGAGGCAGAGAATCACCCGCTTGTTTATGCGCAGGAATACAAAGCGGAGTTTGTATCGTGGGCGGGCCAGTCGTTGATCAGTCTCGACAAGATGACGATTGACGGCAAGGGCGTAGGATTGCCCCAGCACGTTGCGTATGTATTTGCCGTGATTGATACCGCCATGAAAGACGGGGCCGAACATGACGGCACGGCGGTAGTGTGGTGTGCAAGAAACCAGTACGGTACTGGCGCACCGCTCACTATTCTGGACTGGGAAATCGTACAGATTAATTCGGACATGCTGGAAACTTGGATGCCTCATGTATTCAACCGGCTTGGCTACTGGCGTGATGCATGCAAGGCCCAATACCCCAATCCGCAAACGTTCATTGAAGACAAAGGCGCGGGCATTGCGTTGCTACAGCATGGGGAGCGGGTGGGGTGGCCTGTGATGCCTATCGACTCAGTATTTACGGCGGCGGGCAAAGATGCCAGAGCCGTAATGGCCAGTAGTCATGTATGGAGAGGGGACGTAAAGATTCATGCCCTCGCACTGGAAAAGACCGTTAGCTACAAAGGCGTCACCAAGAATCATCTAGTCTCTCAGGTGTGCGGGTATGTGCTGGGGGATAAGGCAGCATCGAAGCGGGCAGATGACTTGTTCGATTCATTCTCCTATGCCTGTATATCCGCGTTAGGCACAGGCGAGTAGCAGTGTGAAATGTAGTAGTACTATGGAGTAAGACATGGGAAATGTGCTGAATTTTGCCCCTAAGCCCCGTAATCCAGTACGCCTCACGCCAGAGCAACAGGCGTATGTAGCGGCGGGGCGGGCCACGCATTCCGCTTTGAACGTTCGCACGCCTCGCACTATCCAGACGGGCTACGGCATGCTATGCCGGGTGTTTGTGATTGCGATGCCAAGCGATGGTATCCGCATTTACGATGCGGCCTCATGGGAGCGAGTGGACAGCCCGATAGTAACCCTCAGTGAGTATGAGCCTGTGATAACTCTCAATCGTGAATGCAAACACGGTATCACCATTGATCCCGGCCAAGGCGGCATTGTCACTTGTACCTTTAACTAGGGCGGCGCATCATGGTTAGGCACATATGCAAGTCATGTCACACGCTGCAACCCGCATCATCATTCGGGGCGGGGCGGCATAAGTATGTGTGTTTCCTCTGCGCACTGGATGAGGCCCGCATATGGAGAGCCGTAACGGGAAGCTACGCCAAGCCCTACACTTCACCCCAAGCCAAAAAAGGAAAGGCACCATGAGCCTATACGACCAGCTTAGAGCGGCAGCAATCCAGACGGGTGAAACCGTAGGCGCTACCATCAACGGGCATCTAGTCGCATGCGTGCCGATTGATGAGGGGCTAGGGTGGATTGTGATTGACGTATTGGTCTCACCTGAGTTTGCGCGTGACTTTGTAGAGAGGGTTTCGTGAATAGACAGCAACGGCGGGCGCAAGAAAGAGCGAATGCAAAGCTAAAGGTAGTCAGCTATCCAAGCGCGATGCAGTTATGCGTAGTGGCGGCATTGCCGTTTCTCGCACGCCCGCCCGCACTCAATAGCACAATCCGCATCACCCGCGAAGCACAAGCCAATGCATCGTCAAATGCGGCGGGGCCGGGGGCGGGGTTGCCAGAGCAAGAAACAAAGACATGTACCAAATGCAAAGAGAACAAACCCATAAGTGAGTACGTGAGCAAGGCAGTCAAGAACACTACATCACCCTACTACAGCAATCTGTGCAAGTCATGCATTACGCTATCCCGTCAGCAAGAGCTAGAAAACGAAGCAAAACGAGAGATTCAACGCCAAGAAAGGCGGCGGCAAAGAGAACAGCAAGACGAACAGATAAAGAAACACATAGAAGCAATAGAGAGGGCAAAGCAAACCCGTATCCAGAATGAGATAGCCATAGAGACGAAGCGAGACCTAGAGGCAAGGCTTATAGAGATCAGAGAGAATCCGCCTCAAGAGCATCCACGCCACGAATCGGGATGGCCAGTAAATCCGTTTGGTGGCACCAAGAGAACCAACGTAACACCGCTACCTCCCAAGGTATGCAGACCGCCTCACACAAGCCTGTTCGGCAAAGGCACGCGTAAGCGTTCTACCGAAATAGAGGATGACTATATTGAGGATGAAAACGAGCTTAAACGCGCTATCGCGTAGGCGATACTCACTCGCCCCACAATCACAGACAGCCGCACGCGGGGAGAGCGATTTTCCACGGCGTACACTTGTTCGCACGGAGAACACACAGTTAACCGTTTGGTACATTTATGCGGACTTTTTACGCATAATCGCGTGGTGTGCATGTTCGGGTAACGAACAATAGAGAGCCACACGCCGACCTCACCAACTGGCCCATATCACGCGGGTATAGGCCCAAAATCCTGCATCTCTACTTTCGAGCCATTTTGAGCCATTGGTGAGCGAACGCGGGTAGGGTGTAGCACCTTTTATGGGATGAGTACCAGATAGCGTGAAACACCCGTGATAGCAGGGCAAAACGTTGATCACGCTCATTATGTCAACCTAGTCTTACACCCCGAATCCCGCAAACCCCCGTCAGAGGCTATTTGGGTAAATGAAAGAAAGTCGTAGGCATGGATAGCGTAATAAACCCTCGAATCACCCCTCTTTGTAAGGTAGCGGTGTAAGTCTCTACCCATACCAATGGCCCCACCAGCGTGATAGGTGAGGCATGCTCTCCCCTCTGATGCACTCATGAGCAATATCCGCATCATCACGGCGGATGGTGTAACGCCAAGCTACATGTAGCCCTGTGATACTTCCAAGGTATGACCCCCGCCGATGGTGTAGCACAGAGATACACCGCGCCCTATGTGTGGATGGTCGGCGGCGGGGGCGTGCTGGCGTCATGTTTGACACAGTGACTTAAGATAACCAGAAGCATTCACGGGGATTACTTCTGATTATCTAAAGTCGTTGCGAGCCGCATCTAATCATAGCCACGCACAGGCCCATAGAGACGATGCGCTCTCCATTGGCCCCACCGCATAGGCGATGCAGCGAGAGGCCCGCCAAAGCCCCCTCAACCAGCCCTAGCTAGCCCGTCGGACCAAAGCGTCAAACCCTTGCCGCGACCGCGAACGGCCCCCTAAGCACTGACAGAAATTTTTTTAAAATTTTGAAAATCATCATGCAATCCTAACGATTGTCAAAGGCGGGCTACTCTCCCCTAGGGGGTTAGACGTCATCCCATATCTCACGTCGCTTGATACGTAGGATTGTGGCTTCATGCACGCCATATGTGTGGGCTAGTCTTGTCATTGGCACCCCCGCCGCCAGCGCCGCACGAATAGCTCTAACCTTTCTCTCATTGAGCTTGGCGTTAGGCTTGTGCATGCTTTCGGGGAGTTCGGGGTTAGCCTCCCGTTTCTGTCTGTGTTGCACCGCTTTTATGGCGCTACGTTGTGCGTTGATGAGCGCCGAATTTTGCGCGTAGTAGTCCCTAGCCCGTCTCAGGTCTTCGACGGTTCTATTGGAGCTATGGCGCTCGCCACGCTTGCCGACTAGGTTGCATGCCTTGCAGTAGCAACCGTATCCGTTTTTCCGATTCTTGTTTCTGAAAAAATCGTACTCCAAGACTTTGACTTGCTCACATCGCGGACACCGCCGCATGGTCTGTATGGTGATGCTCATGGCTTGCCCCCTCTCTTGCGCCCGTAGGCTTTTACCTTGTCGGGGTTAGCCTCTTGCCATTGCTTTTGATAGTCGGGGTTCTTTTCCCGCCACGCCGCCCCGTAGGCTTTGGTTTCCTCTGCATGCATGGTGCGGTAGCGGGCGTTTTGCATGGCTACACACGCCTTGCAGATAGAGCGGTAGCCGTTGCGCTGGCGATAGAAATTCCCCTCTGCCGGTTTGGTGATAAGACAGTAGGTGCATGTCTTTAGGGTAGTTGTCATTTGACACCCCCGGCAACCCCCGCCTCTGCGATGGCATGATGCGGATTTTGATATTGAGTGCCGTCTGGCAGTTACGGGCGCAATGTGTCGATCAGCCAGTACGAGTGATTTTTCATCTTTCCGTCTGGCGGCGGTAACGTTCCGGCTTTGAGGCGGCGGTAAATCTCCATTGAATTTTTGATGCCTAGCATCGTCATCACATGCCCCACTCTCAGGCGGGTATGTTCGTTGATGATGATGCCGTCCAAAGTCTTGGGTTTGGCCCCGCCTTTCTTTGGCGGTGCGGGCCGGTTGATGGTGATAGGCATGGCATCCCCTCAATGTGTTGTATTGATGGCGATGGCCAGCAAGAGGACTAGCGCCGCCTGTACCGCCAGCGTGCATACAAACGCAATCAGCGTTTGCTTTGTGTTCTCGCTCATGATTTGCTCCCCTTGCTTGTGATAACGGCGGGGCCATTCAGATAGGCCCGGATGACTTCATGGGTCCAATACGGCCTAGGATCACGCCCCGATGGTGCGGGCAGAATCCCGGCTTTGAGCTTGCGATAGAAAGGATTGGGCGTCATCTTTAGCAGGTACAGCAGATGCCCCACCCGCAGAATCCCCGGCTGATTGAGATCAACCGTTACGGGCTTGGGTTGCGTTGTGCCCGTGCGTTTCTTTGCCTCTGTCATACAGCACTCCTAATCTCATGTCGCACTCCATTGCAGGTTTAAGGGAATGGAATCAGGCGAGACGGAACAGCCGCCCTGTTTTGGAGACGCGGAACCGGGCCTGATACGTCCCATTGCTCAAGACAACGGTTTGACCGTCGCGCCCCTTGCGTACTTCACACAGGCCGCTTGTCGGTTGCCAGTACGTGGCGGGATTGTCGCGGGTTGAACGCCAGAAGGATTTAACCGCGCGTTCGATCAGTTCATCATCGTGGTACATGCTCGACTCCGTTTCGTTAATAGCGCCCCGCAGGGCGCGACGTATTACGGTTCTTTGCGATTCGCCAGCATCGCGGGCGCTAGGGTTAGAAATCTCCAGTATGGTCTCCCGTCGTTTCCATCGGGCGGCGGGAAGTTACGGTCTTTCATGAAGTCCGGTAACTCATGCATGGAGATACCCATTTCGTAGGCGATATGTTCGCGGCGCACGCGTAACTCTCTGCCATGCGCCCGCGCTATGAACGTCCGCGTAATCATGATTTGACCAGCGTCAGATGCGATTTTTTCGACAACGGGGCGGCATCCGACTTTTCATTTTCTTCGATAGCGTCGATTACGCGCGTGGCTTGCAGTAGCGTCATATCGAAACGACCACCGGCGATGATCGAGTCATCGCTATTGCGGCGCAATTGATAGCCCCTAGCGCGCGGATACTTGCTACCTTTATGCACGCGTGCCGGAAGCAGTGAGAGACCTAATGCGCTGGCGCGGTTTTCTAACGCGTATTCACGCTCAAATTTTTCGTCTGTAACGGGCTTTTTGGCTCGCTTGGTTTTGGCTACAGATGCGCCAAGCGCATCAACCATTTCTTCAAACGACATGGAATCAAGTTCGGCATTGATTTGCTCGACCAGACCAACGGCTGTACTACCGGATTGCTTGCCGTTGAGGTGTGCTAGGGAGCCGCGATAAATAACAGGCATGATGAAAACTCCAGTTACCTTGGTGTAAGTATTGGAGTTCGGCCAGATCAGGCCACAGAGAGGGGAGCGGAAATAAAAAAGAGTCCGCGCCCACAGTCTGTAAGAGACTGATTTGGCCGGACTCCATTCCGGGTACTACGTGGACGGCGACTCAGGTTCGCGCCACACCCATATAGTAGACGATGATGCTATGGGATGCAAGGGGATGATAGTATATTTTATCGGGCTATTGAATCGATGTAATCCGCCCACATTTGCATCATTTTCTGGCGTTCTGGCATGTATTCAGCTTTCGAGTATGAGCGCCGCACGCGGTTTTGTTCTACGTGAGCCAAAGCACGGTCTACGGCCTTGGCATTAAATCCCGCTTCGTCTGCCCATGTGGCGAATGTCCCCCGGCATCCATGCGCACGAAACCAGTTTCCATCATCGTTGAAACCCATACGCGTGAGCGCCTTGTTAATGGCCGCGTGACTCATACAGCGGGACGCGTCTTTGGTATTGGGTAGGAGAAAATCATCCGGCTTGTCCCGCTTCGTCAGTTCTTTAACCTCTTGGAGAATCCGCATCACTTGCTGGCTTAATGGGACCGCGTGCGGTTTGCGTTTCTTCATGCGCTCGCTAGGGATAATCCAGACCGCATGGTCTAAATCAAACTCTTTCCAGCGGGCCTCACGCAGTTCTACCGTGCGCGTGGCAGTCAGCAGCAAAAGCCGGAGCGCGTAGCGGGTTAATGGCGTACTGGAGAGGGGAATAGCGGCAATCAGGCGCTTTAGCTCGACCTCACCCAGCGCCGCATTATTGCGGGTTTCCGGGGTCTTAATGAGGGTAGTTTCTAGTGAAGCGATAGGATTAAATTCGATCAGTTCGGTAGTGACCGCCCGCCGAAAGGCGCTATCCAGTAGCGAGCGCACGCGAATGGCGACGTGGGGCGCACCGGCTGATTTACGCTCGACCCCGGCAGCGGTTTTGCGTTTTGCAATTGATTGCAAAAGCGTGGCCACATGCATGGGGCGGGTATCGCGCACCGGCAGCGCCCCAAAATCGGTATCCCGCACATACCGATGCAGGTAACGCAGCGCCGAATTGCGATAGGACTCAGACCAGCTATTTTTCTCGCTTTCAAACCAGTCATTAACCGCGAGCCATACCGTATTTTTCCCCGCTTCGATAGTTTCCTGTTTTTCGATGGCGGCGGTTTGCAATGGGTCTTTCCCGGCCTTTACTAAATCGCGCGCAGCATCGCGTTTAATGCGGGCGTCAGTTAGATTCGTGTCGGGAAAATCGCCAAGGGTGAGGGTAGAGGCTTTACCACCGATGCGGTAATCGTATTTCCAGCGTTTGGACCCCGACACCGACACCAGCAGATACAGGGAGTTTTCCGCCCGGATTTTGTAGGGCTTGGCTTGCGGCTTGGCATTCAGCAGCGTGGCGTGCGTGAGTTTCAT